CTCATACATAAGAAACACATCATGCTCATCAGGAGTCATCTTTTCTGTCCAACCTAATAGTTTAGGGACAGGAATGATCATGCCCTGATCTAGAAATATCTTTCTACTAACCCATTTAGCCATTTTATATGTTCTGGATCTCTCCATTGAACGATATATGATGCGTAATTTGATTTTTGGGTCTTTTTGCGTGAGATACCAATCAATAGGATTAAGAACAAAAGCATCGTCAATAAAGCTAGTTTTACCTGAACCAGTGAGACCACCTATTAGGAAATACATACTCTTTCTGATACCAATGTATCGATTAAGCCTGTCAAAGCCCATAGGTATACCATTGTTTGATCCTTCTAATCCCTTAGCAACTTCTTTCTTTAATTGTTCAAAACTCATATGTTATCAATTTTTCTATTCTCCATCTTTTGTATAACTTCTGATAACAAATCAGCCAAATGTTCCAAATCATCTTTAGAATATTCCGTTACAGTGAAAAGCTCTTTAGGAATCTCATAATCAATAAGATCTGTAGGATGTAAACCAGCTAAATCATTCAAGTCTACGCTAGGTTGAGGATCTATTACATGTCGTAGATAAGAAGATACTAATGAAAGCACCATCCTATCTGTCATTTTAGAGTTTTCTATCCTCTCTAAACGAAATATTTCTCCATATAATGCATCAATGTTAACTGATTTTGCATATTCCGTTAGTTCTATATTACTTACCCATGCTCTAATTCTGTCAAGTGCTTCATTTGCTGTCATATGTCTGTACTATTTAATTGTTGAGGAGTTTCTACAATCTTATGTCCTTCTTTAATCAACTCAATAAATGGATCAAATGTGCGCTGATTTAAATAGGTTAAACTGTTTTGCATGAACGAAAGCTTGTTTGCATCTGTTTTAACAGAATTTTCTTTCTTTTGTAACACTTCAAACTCTAACGCCTGTATCAGTTCAGCTGTGGTGTATTCACCTTCTCCAAGTATTTTGTTAAACTTGAGCTTACACTCATCTTTCTTAGCCCTGAGCCCTCTTGTACCTGTGAAATCCTTTCCTTTATGTGTGAATGTGTCTGTTCCTGGATATGCTTTCCACCAAGACTCAAATTCATCAACAGAAGGTTTTTTTCTTTCAATCTTTAAATCTGAAGGAAGAGAAAGAAAGGCTATTATAGCCTTTCCTTCTAAAGTTAGCTTACAGTTGTCTGTAATTAACCCCTTTCTTAAAATGGTTTGATATAAGACAGATAGTTTTGGACTTTCAGCACAAAGTTCTTGTATGTTACACTCTTGCTCTTCTACAAGTTTAAGAAGAAACAAAATGTCTAGGTTATACCCTTTCTTTAAAATCTCCTCAAAATGGGAGAACGTTAAGTCTAACCTCACCATCATGTTGTTCATTTTCTTGTTTTATCACTATAATTCTAGCATTTAGTCTGTGCATGTCTTCAAGCAATTTTTGAGCCTCGTTTTCCATTGCCAGTGCACGCTCTTCTAAATAAATAACATCCTTTAAGAAATCTCTTTCATAATCTTCGTGTACCATATTATTTGATTTTAGCTTGATAAGCACGCAATGTATCTCCTGGATTCTCATATTCCGCTACATCTGTAAATGGAATGTAAATAAATCTATCATCTGAAACAGCTTGTTTCAGGAACATATTGCCATATGCATCTTCTACCACCTTAATAAATCTACCCTCAAGCTCAATGTAATCCATCATTTCTGGCTCACTGAGTTGAGGCTTAGGTCTACTGCAAGATAGGATAAATAGGACTAAAATCCAAATTAAATGCTTCATAATTTAAAATTTAAGGATTCTTAAATAGCTTTGATAAGCCTCGTCATATGTAAAAGCCCAAATGCGATAGCCATCTATAACAAATAATTGTTTTTCCATAATATGTAAAATAAATTGGTTATAATGTGTAAACTAACAACTAGCCCAACCAAAGAACACCCACTTACCATCTTTCTCATCAGAAGCTTTCTTGTATGTCACCTTAGCTACAAGAGCATGAGAAGCATTGTTTAGGCATCTTTCCATTTTGATAGTGGTGGTGCATTGGTTCTTTTCTGAATAATCACGAGCACGCTTAACAGCATCTGCTTTTGTTACAGCACTAGCAATTCTAGAGTCTCCGTGATGTACAATGTATGTAAGCACCCATTTCTTTGTTCCAGGAGTTACAACATGTTCCACTTGTGTTTTAATCTTATTACTATTGGTCTTAGGTTCCTCTATACAAATAGCCTGAGCTCCATTATGTTTGCTAAGCTTATCCATTTGCTCATTAATAAACTTATCCATGTTTTTCTTACTAGCCTTGAATTCTTTTGTGATGTCTCTACAGCCTGGTGAGGAGTTAATTGCTCCACTATATCCATCTTGATGACCATATTCAGATTCAGCATTTTCTACAGCTCTGTTATATGCGTCATTAACGTTTTTACCTCTTGAATAGGTAGTAAATGATTGTGATCCCATAATATTAATGTTTAAGTTTTGATGTTCTCATTACGTTTCTAAAGCTAAAGTTATTACCTGTGCCTATTTTATAGAAATATGCATTCTGATTTATTGTAGGGCATTTCCTGTCTATCTTTCCATAAGGAGAATAAACACCTCTGGCAGATATACATGATGAGAATGTAATTGCTACAATGATTAAATAGATTAACTTTTTCATGATTTTTGTGTTTTTGTGTTGTTTTCAGATTCTAACTTCTTAACAATATCTATTCTTTCGTCTCTAGTGGGTACAATGCGCAACCCATAGGCAAGATTAAACCAATCTAATATGGTTCTAGCCCTCTTTGTGTTGCACCTGTATGTTTTCTTTATCAATGGAAAAGCGTACACATTGAAATCAGTTAGCTGTTCTACAGTGAATGTGTTGTTGTGATACCACTCTTCATCATCTTTGATGTCCGATATAGTTTTGCCTATCATTTTTAATTGAAACTCAATGAGATGCATTGATATGTTGTCTCTTGTTATCTTTTCCATTAGAATAAACTTAATTGATTAGGATTTACGATAATCTTTCTTTTCTTTCCTTTATAGAGAATCTTATGGACAATCCTTTCAGCCTTCTCTATATAATAGTCATAATTAATACCTGCTGTGGCTACATCTGTGTTCTTTGGTAAATGATTACAAACGTTCATAACCCATTCACCAGCTTCCACTTGACTAACATCAGCAGCATTAGTTGTACATTCTGCATTCTTCACCTTGAGAAGCTTTTCTCCTGTATTGCTTACATAATACCTTATCAGCTTGTTATATACAGTTTTTTCACCGCTCGCTCTATTCCATCCTTCATAATGAAAATCTTTGCTTGACTTCTGTCTAAGACAAAAATCAAAGATGTTATTATGAGCCATAATAGTAGTAGCGATAGGTATGTCATGTACATAATAAGCTTCAAGGGCAATAGGAATAACACGACCAGACTTATTTTTGTGAAGTTCAAAATCCGTAAGGAAATCCCCTTTCTTTTTAATTTCTCCATCTGTTTTAATTGCTATGTAATCATTTACTGTTGAGAATATAATCTTCTGATAATCAGTGCGTTCAAGCTCATATTGTGTGAGATTCATCCACCATGTGTTAATCTTACGCATGTCATCAAGCTTATCCTTCTTAATCCTAATGGTTACACCGTCTGTATTAGCAGATATTACATGTATACCATTAAGTTCATAAGCTTCAATAAGCATCATAAGACTAAGTTCTCCTGTGATAGTGGTGAACATAGTGAGCTGTCTGTCATATATCCAATTCTGCATATCTGAGCTTTTACCATAAACTGAGTTTACAGCAAGCTTTAGTGCTCCTACAATACCTTTAATGCGCTTATCAGTTTTAGCTAATGGCTTAAGCTCTAGTCTACGTTCAAACATACGCTTATAACCTGCTAGAAATGATTTACCCAAATGCCTTGGAAAGCGTCCATTATTGATAATAATAGCTGGATAGTATGAACTAACATCCCAATCGATGATTTCGTATTCATCATCAGCCTCAAACACTTCAGGCTTATTCTCTGTGTGCAGCCCACCCTTCATGAATGAATATACATTATCATAGAAATGTATAGACTCCTTAAAATCATCCTGTATACCAAGCTTTATCTTCTTGATTCTCTGAAGAAATTGCTGCAGCTCTGGTGTCTGAAAGCTTACATAATCAGCTATGCAGTTCTTAACATATACATTAGTGAATGTTCCCTTCTTAGGAAGTTCTTTGTAAGTGATGTTTTTTTCCTCACAATAATACTTCTTAATCATCTCATCCCCTATCTTACTATCTGAATAGTTAAGACAAGGAATACCAAACTCTTCCTGTATATCCTGCCTAAGCTGTATCTGATTATTACCCTTATACAAAGGATGACTAGTTTCACCAATAGTGACAAGATAGAACTGATAAGTGGCTTGTACATCATTTACACAATATTGAATGGTTAATATCACTTCTTCCTCAGTCATATCAGTTTTACTGTGATGTATGGGCATTTCCTCAATGTTCTCAAGGTCCATCTCAAACTCAAGTCTTTTTAAGCTCACCATACGATTTTTATTGTCGAAGTGCGAGATCTTGAATAGATCAATCTGTTTAAGAGATAAATCAGATTCTTTATATTCAGGAAATACATCATAATTAGCATCATGAATAACATCAGCTGCTTTCTGGGCTATTTTACCTACAATATCTAAATTGCTTAGCTCGTTCCAATATTCATTGTTACGAATAACCCATTCAACCACTTGACTATCAAAGCGTAAGTTATTATACCCCACCCAATAATAATCAACATGATTATTAGTAAACTCAACAAACTTATCAAGTTCGTTAGTCCATTTATTTAGCTTAAATTCATAATATTTGTCCTCCTGAGGATTGTACACAACAACAAGAAAGAACTCCTGCATAGTTTCTATGTCGAAAATCAGTACATTATTCATATTGTTTTGCTTGTTTAATTAGTGTGGTGACGAATATATATGTATATCTTCTCCACTTACCTCTGTCTAAATAAGAAGCTAAATGCTTATATTTAGCCCTTCTCATTATTCGGTTTATCTTTTCCATATGTATTGTTGTAATATTCATCTGCATCAACATCTTCCATATAATCATAACATCCACATCCAGTAAGGCTTCCATGAATAAAAGCAGTTTTTGTCTGCTCTTTCTCCATTGCTTTGGCTTGTTCAAGTATGTTATACGCAACAATTGTTTCAATTCTTGGACATTGTTCAATTAACCATTCTAGTGCTGTTTGTTGTGCCATAGTTTATTTATTTATTATTTTGTAGAATAATTTAATAAGCATAAATCTTATTA